GTAGTGTATTATTGACTACCAAGGATGCACACACTTTAGTTGATGGACCGACGATTTACTTGGCAGATGACGTAAATAAAGTAGCCATGTTTATGTTGCAAAATGCGCGCATACCCGAGTCCGTGATATCGACTATTTCTAAAAATATAGATTTCAACAATCGTCTTATGAAATTAATTACGGAAAAGGAAAAGAAATTGGAAGACAGCTTGGGGGATGAAATCGAAAAGGAGCGTAAAATGACGAATATGCGCATTTCGCCAGAACAGAAGAAAATTAAAAAAGACATTGACGAATTATATAGTCAGATTCAGACAATAGAAATGGAATCATCGTATATTCCGAATACGAATGAACATTTAAGTAAGTGGTCTGATAAAACGATTCGCACGAACGAAATGATGCCTGTAATCGAACCACATATTGTTGAGCGTATAATGACATTGGAAATAGAAGATACTTGGAAAGTGTTGTTGTTAATGGGTATTGGTGTCATGACGAATCACGGTAGCATTGAATATAATGAAATTATGAAACAATTGGCCGATAATCAAAAATTATATTTAATCATGGCGACATCGGATTATATTTACGGAACGAATTACCAATTTTGCCATGGATTCATTGGAAAGGACTTGGAAAATATAACGCAAGAGAAGACGATTCAAGCAATGGGTCGTATTGGGCGTAATCAACTGAGTAAAACCTATTCTATTCGATTACGAGAGAATAGCTTTCTTCCTAAAATATTCTTTAAGCAAGACTTTAGTTTAGAGGCGCAAAACATGGTGCGCCTTTTTGAAACGGATGAAATTGAAGAGGATTAATCAAATATTTTACGCAAAAGACCCATAGACATGCCGAAAGAACTATTATTCTTCTTCTTATCATCATCATGTGCTTCAGAATCAGAATCAGAATCAGAATCATGCGATGAATTATCATCATCACCCGAAGCCATATTCGTATCATTATCCTCATATTTCCCGGTTCTTATCTTTTGTCCACTTGGCGATTTTTTAAATTCGATGATTACATTACGCTCGTTGGGATCTGAACCGCCAAGCCAATAATATGTAGCAGTTGTACCACTGGATGTACTTCCGTCAAGAGCAATACCACCATCATTATATATTGATGCATAATAGTTAGTTCCGTGAGGTGATGTTATTTGCATTTTCTCAAGAACGCGCTTTGTGTTGTCGGTGAGTCTTGACACGTCTGTTTGAAAGGCAATGGTACCCCCATTTTCATCTAATTGTGTCCATGTATCATTGGTGAAATAACGGACACTGGAAGTTTTCGCGTTATCAAGGGTAGACTCTGAGTTGGTTGGTTCCTTAACCATATTAGTAGGCTTAAAAACTCCATTTTTGTCTGCAATTCCAATCGCGTAGCTAAAAGAGGACTTTTGTTCGGACTTTGGTGGCATGATTATAACATATACATATATTATAATTTTTTCGTCAACATTGTTGTTTATTTACTTTTACAAGTTTGTATTGAACATCGATTGGATTTAAAAAACGCGTAAGAAATATGATTGAAATTAACAATAAGATAAAATAGGCTAAATGATTCTTGAAATCCAGTGCAATCATTATAAACGCAACAATTAAAGCTAACATTAATATATAATTGCAGTATGCTACAAGATTTTCAATAAATTTTTTGCACCGCATACCGCGTTCAAAATCTCCGTGTGTAAATTGCAAGAAAACCATACCTTCATTTCCCGAAGGTTCAAAATAGTATTCAAAAAATGGCATGCATCCGAATCTATGTAAAATGGATTGTATTATCTTGTATGGCAATATGTAAAATAACGATACGGTTGTATAGCACTTGAATGAATAAAATGGCTTGAAATCCATATCATTATCTATATTATGGTTCCATATGCCTTCATCTACTGCGCTATTGATATTGTCAATGAGATTTTTATTTTGAGTAGATTGAATATATGAACCACCACGGGCAAGTCGTAGACCGACTTCAATAATACGATACCCTCTATATTGAACATTTAGGGCACCAGTATAACCGCGCATATGTTTTTCTACCCAGTCGTAAACCATTGTGGGACATGTGTTCTTCTGTGAAATGTATTTCCATTCGTCAATATAACCATGTTGATCTTTGCTATACTTGTAGGTTATCTCGTATACAACACGTCCTTGAATGAGAATAAAATCTGTCATGCGTTCAGTGCCATCAATATATTCTGACCATATCATGTCGCTTTTTCCTTGATATTTTTCGAGTTCATTGAATGACTCAATCTTGAAACAGTTGCGACTGGATGAAGTTTTATGGCCCCATCGTGGTTTAATAAAAATTGGATAATTAATGCGAGATTCAATATCTACATTTTCCATGCGTCCACATGCTAAATCTTGACTTTTTGCAATCCATAATTTATCATAAACAAAATTATGTTGTGGAAATCGTTTATATGCCCCAAGATCATATGGTTCTAAATTAGAAGAAAGAGGATAATCAAATGCGCTAATATATGTGTTATCATAATTCATAAATTTACACCAACTATTATCATATTTTTTTATATATTTTAGAATGGATTCATACATATTACTATATGCGCGTAAAATATATATATATATATATTATATAAAATGGGTTTTTTTGACAAAGTTCAAAATAGTAGTAAAGGATGTGTAGGAATTTTAAATGCGTTGTTAAATGGATATCAAGAACCTGAACCAGAGCCAGCACCTGAACTTGGATCAGAAGAAGAAACTGAAACTGAATCTACACCACAGCTGTTACCTTTTTATAAATATGAAAATTATAGAATTCCTGGAAATGATATACAATATCCTATTCCTGAAAATGATATACAATATCCTGGTGAAAAAACTATTTATAGATTAATACCAGCAAATGAAACAGCCAACGAAGCAATTGCCAAGGCTAAGAAGTTATTAACTACTACAATAGATGGTAAGAAAGTATTAGCATTCGTTTTATTTATAGCTGGAGCAAATAATGATGATAAAAGAATTTATTTAAAATCTACTTATGATAATATTGAACAAAATACAACAATCTATAATACAATTGTTTATACTTTCGATAATATTCCTCTTCCAGAATAAGATCCTTTTTTATTGGAACTAATTAATTATTAAGTAATTATGAATATATTATATTGCGCGTAAAATAATATATTCATTATATATAAATGGTATGTTTAACACTACTTGGTACAATGGAAAAATTGTTGAATAAAAAAGAAACTGAGAAAAAGACAGTGACTGATGCTATAGGAATAATTGCAAGAAATTTAGTAACGGCTACTACTAATGTCGAAGAAGAGGTTGTAGTTGTAGAAGAAGAGGTTTTAGTTGTAGAAGAACCCATTAATAATTCAATAGAATCATATAATATTGGGAAAACAGATGATATAGAGTATAATGCATCTGGCAATGCATCTGGCAATGCATCTGGTAATAAACTGGATTTATATCGTATATCGGATCCAATTAATATTAATGAAATAGTATTATATATCCACGGTGGGTATTTTATGCGCGGTACAGAAGAAAACCAATATGCATTAAATTGTGCTAAGAAGTTTAATGATGAAAGATACAATGTAATGTCAATGGCCTATACATTGCAATCAGAAGAGAGCTATGCTCAGGCAATGGCTGCTGGAGGTCAAGTCGCAACAATGTGGTGGTTGAATGCGGTTATAAGTGCTACCAATGATTTAATAGATGCAATCGAGTTTATAAAGACTTTAAGTATTAATAAGATAAACATTATTGGGTATTCAGCGGGAGCCACAATGGCATTACTTTCCAGTATTGGAGAAAGTCCGTTTATCCAATATGGTTTAAAAATACCAGATAGAAGTGTTATTAATACAATCGTTGCAATTGCAGGATCATTAACGACACCAACTGATCCACCAACTACAGCACACCAACACTTGGATAATGACAGTCCTAAGATGATGGTATGGATAGGAAGTAATGATCAAGTAGTTGCAGCTTCTGGTGCTCAAGTGATCCAAGAGAAATATGATGAATTGGATCGGTCAGCCGATTATGTATTAAATATATTAGAGGGAGTGGGCCACGAGGATATATGGACTACAAAGAGTACAGATTTACCAATTAGTAACTACAACCAAGTTTTACCATTGGAGGCAGCATTATTGTTTATACAGTCTAATGCATCAGAATCAGCAACAGCCACTAATAATGAATTAATAAAAAATAGATTTGAACCATTATATGAAATTGGTAGTAAACATTATAATACAATTACAGAATTAAAAACACAATTAGATGGTGATATAGTAAAAATTACTAATATTATACACCTTCATATTGGTATAATAAAGATAATTAATTATATGAAAGAATTCATACCAACAGTTATTGTATTGAAAAAAAGTATAACCGACCAATATATGAAATTGGAAAAAATAAACATATTGTTAAATCTTGATTTTGAAGGCAAGACTGAAGCACTTATATTGCAAAATATATTGGAATCAAAAAAACTTATATCCATTATGGAAAATGATATACAAAAATTAACAGATTTAAAAATTTATGAGTCAATATTAAACTATATTCCAATAGCACTCAATTAATGCAACGAAATTTATATTATAAAAATTCATATTATAAAATTTTATAATATAAATTACCAAAGATGTAATAATACGTTATATTTTGAAATCATATTTAACAATAATTTTCTCTCTAAGAATATTTATTTGTTCTTCAATTTCATATTCAGTTGGAAGGACCATTCTTACACTTTGTCTTGTTCCGTCTGGAGCTCTTCTATCAAAAGTTAAATGAGGTTTCCCTCGATAATCTTTATTGCTAACACCAGTGGGTAATACTTTTTCTACATCATCCGGATAAATGTCATTTTCCAAGTCATCCACAATTTTGTTTGCTTGGGCTAATTTTTCGAGTGTGGAGAGCTTTTCTGATTTTGATGAGTACTTTTCCTTATCTAACTTTGGATGACATACGCAAAAATAGGTTCGGAGTTTATTGTGCTCTCCATAAGTTTCATCTGAATAATATACATATTTATTAACCATATCTTCGGTTATTCCATCGGGTAATGGTTTTGCCGACTTTTTTCTTGCTCGTTTTGTACCTTCTTTAATGCCTTTAGAATTTTGCTGTTGAACCTCTTGAGAAGCAATGCGCAGGTTGTCATAAGTATTATTTAATGGGTCTTGGTCGATATGGTCTACGCTGATGTTTTTAGTCCCTTTACCATTTCCATAGCAACCAGTTATTACTTGATGAATAAATAAATTATTATTACCTAAAATATAACCGTTTTTTTGATAAGACCATATTATTTTCTTCTTGAATTTATTTTCATAATTTAATATTTTTTCATAGGAAATAGGACAAAGTTTGCAAATTTTATCTTGATTACATAACATTAAATATTGTGTTTTATCATCGGGAGTTTTAATTTCACACATATAATTTTTAGTTTCTCCTGCATATCGTCCTTTTGTAACTATTATTTCATTGTTTAAATATTTTACCACATTATAATTTTGGGTCAATGTGTAAAAACTTGGTTTTGTGAAACATATGTTTATGTTGCGTATATCTGCGTTGTCTCCGTTTTTATAAGTATAGAATTCTGTATATGGATTCACGCCATAAAAAAACTCTAACAATGATATGCGTTTATAATTTATACCATATGTAGGAATGGTGTCAGTTGGGTTGTGAAATACAAACCTTTTGGAACAATTTATTATTTTTTCTAATTGTCTATTATCAATAGTAAATACTGCTTTTGTTTGAAATTCAATTCTCCACATATCATTTTTAATAAATGAATATATGGGACGAATGTAAGTACCGTCGCTAAGTGTAGTAATATTTGAATTAGTAAATGTGGAGTCTGAATGATTATTCATATTATAGTATATTTAATATGAATCTATTTAAGTTGTTTTACACTAACTAAATAAGTAAGATAAATCTCTAAAATTAATTTGAGTACGCTAATCCTCCCATACCACTCATAACACGAAGGACATTGTAGTTAGTGGCATAGACACGGACCTTGGCAGTGCGAGTACCTTGGACAGTGGCGTTAGAAAGGACAAGTTGAAGAGTGGCGTTATCAATTCTGGAGAAATTGCAACTTCCGGAAGGCTGGTGTTCCTCAGGGCGAAGAGCGAAGGAGTAGACGTTGATACCAGTGTCGGGGTTGCGGGTGTGGTGTTGGTAAGGCTGGACAAGGTCGAAGTATGTACCTTCACGCTCGGAGAAGCGATCTTGGCCATTAAGTTGGAGCTTACCAGTGACAACAGGATTCTCACCCCAGCAATGCATGTCGATGGATGTCTCGGAAAGAACGAATGTACCGGCATCAGAGACACCAGAGTTCATGAAATCATCAGCAGCATCGGGTGCGAAATTGGGGTTGGTGTATTGTCCATTGGCTTCACTCCAGTAATCACCAGAAGCGCCTGTAAGATCGACGGCACCAGCATCGTTGAACATATTGTCATTGATGTAGGATTGAGTTGTTTCAGCAACAGCATCAGGTCCACCGAATGCATGGATGGCGTTGGGAAGAACGTCAATAGCATCAGTGTAGTTGAAAGGCTGTGCACCAAGAACCTTGTTAAGAGGTTGGCCACACTCAAGAGATGCGCAGTAGTCAACATTACCATCAGGTTGGACAACCCAGATAAGCTCCTTACAAGGGTGATTGAAGTTGAGCTTGATCTTGTTGGAAGAAGAACCGACGGATTCATCACCAGTGAACTGAAGTTGCTCAATGAGGTACTCGTGGGGATTCTGGGCCATTCTGCGACGCTCGTCTGTGTCAAGGAAGACATAGTCGACGTAAAGAGAAGCAGCAACAAGAGATTGGTTGTATGCGGTGGTGACCTTGTTGGAACCACTTGGACAGCTAAGAGACCCAACAGCGAATAAGCACTCATCAATAGGACGAATATCAAGATTGATCTTGACCTCGTGGTATTGAAGGGCAATAAGAGGAAGGGCGAGTCCGGGATTACGGCAGTACCAGAATTGGAAAGGCACGTAAAGAGTGGTCTCAGGAAGAGCATTACGAGGAGCACACACTTGAGTGGGGGCACCGCTCTCACAGGGTCCATCAACTGCGTTGAAAGAGGGATCGGTGAGGAATGTGAGTTGAGTGGTATTACCAATCATTTGGTAGTATCCACGCTGTTGCTCGGATGTAAGGGTAAGTTGGTTCCAGATATGCATCCAGTCGCCATATTGACGGTCAATGCGTTGGCCACCAATCTCAACCTCGACTTGAGCAATAAGTTGCTCTCCGGGGAAATCTAACCAACGAGCGTAAACACCATCGTCATTTGCGCCACTACCTTTCATACCTTGGTTAATCTCAGGGAGAGTAACCTGTAAGTAGGTGCGGTATGCAAGATCACCATTACGGCTGATAGTACATGTAACACGGCGACCGAAATCGGCTTGACCGTTAAATGTTTGTTCAATAGATTCCATTGCGAAATTGGTATAACGTCTGTAAGACACTTTCCAGAAGGTGATTTGAGGGTTGCCAGTAAGATAGACATCTTGGGCACCGTAAGCTACAAGTTGCATTAGTCCGCCTCCCATTTTTGTGTTATAATATTGCTAAAGAAAATAATTTTTCAGAAAAAATACTAATTAATTTATGATTATTAAAATATATATTATAATCAGAAACTGTTTTCCATGAAACAAGTAAGAAAATTGGGTGAGAAATATTCTTTTTTACCACGATGCTTCTTGGAAAGTATATAATTATGATGTTTTTTTTCAATGGTCCATTTATTTTGTAATGATTTAAGTAAAAACTGCGATATATATGTATTTTTTTGACCTGTTGCATTAGATATTATATTCGGCCGGGTTTTATACATCTTATTGATTGTAGTTTCATCGATTAATATTTTATTGATTCTATTTTTCAAAAGATAAATTGTACCTTGTTTTTTAATTTTGTATGATTGTTCTAAATATTCTTCAATGAAATATACCTTTTTCGAATCTTCCTCTGAAAGTTCATTCGAATGACTTCTTTTTTCAATATTTATTTCCATTAAAAACGATCGATATATTATTTTACTATAACTAACATATTACACACTTGAATATTTAATACATAGGTTGCAATATAGTTTAAACTATAATTGCGTATTTAATATAGATCATTTTTAGACATGCCTTCATTTAAGCATAAAACAAATAAGAAAATTACGCTTGATGAAAAAAGTATAGTTACGCTTGACAGCAAACACAAAGAAATAGAGTCTGAATTTTATGATAATAATAATAAAACTATTCCTGAACTTAGGGCATTAAAGAGATATTATAAGACTCGCTTGGAAACTGAAGTCGATAAAATTATTCGCATAGAGATGAATGATCGCATAAAAGATATTACTTTAAAAATTCGCACTGAAAATAAAAAACAAAAGGATTATTATCTGCAAAACAATAATCTTATTTTCGATTATTTTGAAGCAAAAAAGGAAATTTCTACTGGAAGCGCGAGTGAAAATAAAAGTATTTTGAACGATTTCTTCAAAGTGAAAGATAATGAAACCATCATAAAACAGCAATATGTAAATAATAGTGTCAAGAAATACTTGGTCAACATTGACGACGAGTTCATGGATGTAAATAATTATGTCGTGTGTAATGTGGAAACGTGTTCAGCGTGTAATAAAGGGGAGTTGATACCAGTAGATAGTGATGGTATTATGATTTGCAACGTATGTTTTAGTAATTTTCCCTACTTGATTGAAAATGAAAAAACGTCATATAAAGAGCCGCCCAAAGAGGCGTGTTTTTATGCATATAAACGTATTAATCATTTCCGGGAAATTTTGGCACAATTTCAAGCAAAAGAAACAACGCAGATTCCAGAAATAATATTCGAGGATATTAAGAATCAAATAAAAAAGGAACGTATTTCAGTTGAGCAACTTACGAATAAAAAGGCAAAGGACATTCTGAAGAAATTGGGTTATAATAAATTTTATGAACATATTCCGTTTATAAAACATAAATTGGGAATTAAACCACCCGTTATGACACAGCAACTCGAAGAAGTATTGTGTAATTTATTCATGGATATTCAAGGACCGTATGCAAAATTTTGCCCAGACGATCGTGTGAATTTTCTTAATTATTATTATACGATATATAAACTTTGTGAATTATTAGACCAAAAACAATTTTTGCCGTATTTTCCAATGTTGAAAGATCGTGAAAAGAGAATTGAGCAAGATGATATTTGGAAGAAAATATGCGCAGAATTAGATTGGGCATTTATTCCAACAATTTAAAGTTTCGTCGTTTAGTGCAAAAACGTTGAATTCTTATAACAATTATATAACAATGATTGAATTCTTATAACAATGATTGAAGTTATATATAATATTTTCGTATTATATATGAATGACTTGGCATATTCAGTACATGTATATGAACCGGAATCGGTTTTTTCGTCGTGGTTGAGCCTTTCGTATATTTTACTAACTACGGGTTTATTATTTTATCACATGTCAAATCTTAAGACAATAAAGGCATCTCCTCGTGTTTCAGCAACCATTGCTATATCTTTAGTATTAATTTCTACCATGTATATGATATATTCAGTTGGTCCTTATACGTTGCGAATGAACAATGTAATACATATGTGTGAAAACGATGATAAATGTTCCAAACAACAAGTAAAGCATTTGCGAATTATAAAGAATTCGTACGTTGGTCTCGGTGTTATAACATCTATCGTTCAATTAATCATTATATACTTAATTGGTAGCGAACTTTATAAAAAATTATAATTCTATCAATTCTTTATAAAAGATGGCATTGTATATTTACAGCATATTTATAGCAGATTTACATCATTTTATTTGGGAAGTCAACAAGATTTGCTCCAATACCAAATCCTGCTCCGGAACGAGCACCCATGGCAAGAGAAGGCACATATGTGTCTAAAATGCTAAATGTAGCAGCAGCTGTAAGAGCAATCATAAGAATCTCTGACATATTAAGACGTTTGTTTGGGATAGCAAAGGCAGCAAGAGCAACCATGATACCTTCAATAATGTATTTAAGTGCGCGACGCAAAACATCGCTCATATTCAAGTGTAAACCGTCCATTTTATACTATATAAAAATATTATTATTCTTATATAATTAAATTATATCAATCGATTTTGTTAAAATACTATTTCATTAAAAATCACTTAAACTAATTGCGATATTTAGTATTATATAAAATGGAATTACCTAAACCTAAAGGAGTTCTTCTAAAAAATAATACCAACTATGTGGATTTGTTGGATGAGGATAAACCAATTGCTGGGCAGAAGTTCGCGTGTTTATCATTTATTTCACCAGAAGATATCATTAAGCAGCGAGAAATGTTTTTTTTTGAGAATTTTGTAAAGCATTGGGATTTTCACAAGTCGATGGATAAATATAGACATTTTATGAGTTTTTTAAGTTTTAAATACAAGCTTGACTTTGATAAAGTGACTGCCGACTTGAATGAGTTTTGTGAGACTGAGCGGGACAAGCTTATAAACACGACATTTATCGATGAATATAAAACATTCGTGGATGCAAAGGAGGAGGAATTGAGTGCGGAATTTGATAAGCGCCACGAATTTCAGACAAGCATTCGCGGAATTAAAGTTCGTGGCGTGTTTCCATCACAAGAGGAGGCGGAACTAAGGTGTAAGTTTTTACGCAATGCTGATCCCAATCACGATGTGTATGTTGGTGAGGTAGGTCTATGGATGCCTTTCCATCCAGAGGCATACAAGACTGGTCGTGTAGAATACATGGAGGATACATTGAATCAATTGATGAGTGAGAAGAAGACCAATGAAGCGGAAGCCAAAGTGGAATTCGATAAACGAGTCAGAGAGACCAAGGAGAAGGCAATTCTTGATAATATTAACAAGGCAGAGGCGTCGGGAAATAAGCTCACACAGACAATAAATGACCAAGGAAATCTGGTAAATGTTGCAACCGCGGATGGCGCAGCAAGCACTTTCGGAATACCCTCCAAAGAGGATTCAATTTTAACAAGTGATGATATTCATAATTCAATATTCGAGGTTGATAATGTTATTACAGATAATAATAATAATGACCGTGGATTGTCTTCCATGTCGAAATCAGAAGTGCTAAATGTATCTCCGAGTACGAGCACTGACACGGATGTGGCTGCAGATGATGATGCAATGGAAGTGGGTTCAGTTGATTAATATATATATTCATATAAACATGAAATAATGCTTATATGAAATAATGCTTATATGAAATAATGCTTATATGAAATAATGCTTATATGAAATAATGCTTATATGAAATAATGCTTATATGAAATAATGCTTATATGAAATAATTACCAAGTATTTTTGCGGACATTTATTTTTGGACCTGCGCCCTTTTTTTTCGACGAAGTAGGATCATATGGGTCGTCGTCGTCATCATCAGAATCCAATCCCTTTGATATTTCCCAAAATTCGTTCGACCCGAGTCTAAAACTTTTATGACTTTGTGCTTTATACCAATAAATTTGATCCTGTAATTTATTCGATTTGCAATTATTGTCAATTACCAGACATTCAAAATTTTCGGTACATTGATCCATCACTTGAGAAAATGATTCATATGTGGGAAACATACCTGCATAATTTTCCCAGATTCGTCTTCTATTCGCAATATAAGGTTCTCTCAAAATAAAAACATAATCAATATTCGTTCTTAGATTAGGTGGGATACCTAATGGATATTGCATTGTAATAACAAGCATTATCTTCCAGTGACGCCCGTTCATGAATAGGAGACGCATCATTTTGTCTTTTGCCCATTTATTATCATATAAACAATCATCCAATATAACAAATGCTCTTGGGTCAATATTCGATTTTTTATAGGCTTCCTTCTCTTTTTTAACTTGCTTCAAAACACTTTTTTGTCGCTTCAATATATTCTCGATAATTGCAGTATTGTATTCATCGTGAATAAACAATTTCGGTACATGATCGCTAAAAAAACCATTACCTGCTTCAGTTCCAGATATAACTGTACCTATGGGAATATCTTGATGATAATAGAGAAGATCCCTCACTAAGAAACTTTTGCCCGTATCACGTCGACCTATCAATACAATAACAGGCCCCTTGTTTTCATCGGGGTTAAAGCTAATATTTTTCATATCAAATTTTTTCAAATCCAGAGTCATTCTTTTGCTAAACGGGCACACAATTTTAATAATCATAAAACGCAATATTACTAAAATAATCACCCAGATAATAATTACTTTAATTTTAGCATTATTTTTAGATTTAATTTTAGCATTATTTTAGCCTTAGAGTTAGGTTTAATCGGCTATAATTTTTCATTCTATTAAAGTAATGACTTTTTCAATTTACTATAGGAAGAAGAAAAACCAACACCTTTTCCAATCTTTAGAGAAATCTGACTTAGGATTAACAAAAATGCAAAACTACATACCCATATATGACCGATTCTTCTCACTTAACGAGACAAATAAAAATCTAATTAATTTAAATTCACATAATTATATTACACATTTTCATAAAACGATTGACAATCATACTATTCATGCGAAAATCATGAATTCAAAAACAGAAAAGGATAAAGATTGTGAAATTTTCATTAAATATGGTCCACTATTGGATCCATTAAAATACTTGGCTGGGAAATATGTAGGTGAAGACATATCTACTTTACCAAGTGTTGAAACCAATAGTGAAATCGATAAAATAAACGACTACAATAACTCGGCCTATGTAGATTCTTTTATGACATACCTAACCAGCAATTTACTTCATCATAATAGTTTTTTTCATGGGCTGGACTTTTATGGCAGTTTTCTTGGGATAAAGAAGGGATTCGAGTATGATATAGTCGATGATATGGAGGCCATTCACAACAATAGTTTCTTTCATAAAAATAACAAAAATTTATTTGATCTACCCGACAATATTGATACCAATTATTTTGATAATTCTTCTCGCAACTATAAAAATCGATTAACGATTGGTGATTGTGATTCAGTGTTAAGTATATCGTCTTTTGAAAGTGATGTATTGGACGTGTTTAAAAACGTAAAACCGTCTGGTGTTATTGAACCTTCTCCCATTATAATCGACGAGTATGAAAATATTTGTGAATCAGAACAAAACGTTTTCAAAATTAAAAGCGAAGGATGTGATGATGACGACGATTCGTCATCCACCTCGTCCACATCTATAAACGATGATTCTGATAATATGGATGGAGATGAAGAACACGATGATTCGGATGATTATGATGACGAATATACTGATTGTAGTTCAAGTTCGGGAGACGATGACCCATTAATTGTGCGCATTAATGAATTTCCATGCCAAGCTATATTTTTAGAAAAATGCCACAATACATTGGATACACTTATGATGTCTGGCGATTTAAGCGAACATGAGTGGATATCGGCATTATTTCAAATAAATATAATGTTATACACATATCAGAAATGTTTTCAAATGACACACAATGATTTACACACGAATAATGTCATGTATATTAATACCGAAAAGAAGTTTTTGTATTATTGTGTCGAAGGTGTTCATTATAAAGTCCCAACTCATGGAAGAATATATAAAATTATCGATTTTGGGCGGGCTATTTACAAGTTCGAAGACAAGGTATTATGCAGTGATAGTTATCACTCAGATGGAGATGCTGCGACGCAATACAACTGTGAGCCATATTTTAATAAGAATAAACCTCGATTGGACCCTAATATGAGTTTTGATTTATCGCGTCTTGCGTGTAGTATTTTTGACTTTTTCATCGAAGATATGGATGATGTGGATAAAATCAAGAAGATGAGTCCCACTTTTTCTATTATAAATGATTGGGTTACTGATGA